CAAACCGTGCAGCTGGACCGTTACCGCTTCTGGGGTAAGCCTGGCACTAAGGAGTCCCGTGAGCGGACCGCCGACCAAACTCTTGGTACCGCTTCCGCACGCAATATTGTGAAGGACAAGGTGCTGGTTACTCTCCGTGAGTACACCGGACCTGCCGACACCCGNGACAGCGCTCAGCCTTCCACCTTCAAGGTGGCTCGTGAGACCCTGATCACCGCCCAACCGCCTGCTGCTTGACACAGGCAACCTGAACGTNTTCCATCAGAGCATCGGAAGCTTGACTCTGCTGGATGATTACCGCCGCTGGCGTGACCGTGTGTTTGCTAACGAACTGCTGAAAGCAGAAGCAAACGGTCAGGCTGATGACGAGAAAGGTGGTTACTACCTGCCTGGTGGTAAGCCCAAGGATGGTGCAGGTGGAACTCTTGGCGTTACTTACGCCGATGATGAGTCCGCCAAGTTTGANATCACCACCGACCTGCTCGAAGTTGTCAAGGACATGCGTAAGCGCAACGTCCCGACCTTCGCTGACGGTTACTACCGCTGTATCGTGGATCCGACCGCGATGATGCATCTGCGTCAGAACAGCGACTTCCGCGAGATCGCTCGCTACCCCGGCTCTGGCATGGTCAACCCCATGCAGCCGAACATGGCACCCAACGCCAACTTCTATCAAGGCATGGGTCCTTCCTACGGTCAGGCTGGCTTCGTTGCTGGTCAACCCGTTATGCCCACTGGCTTCCTCTTTGAGGGCGTCCGTTGGTTCGAGTCCACCAACCTTCCCGAGACCTCTTACAACCTCGTGATTAACGATGCTGGGTCTAGCTCTGCTGCCGATTACGGTGCTGCACAGCTGATCTTCTTCGGACCACAGGCTGTTGGTGTGGGTATTGGTGGTAACAACGCTCAGATTCTGCTCAATAACAACGACGACTTCTCTCGTTTTATTATCATGATCTGGTCGCTGTTCGCCGGTTTTGAGGTTCTGAATAAGGACTTCATCACGGTTGGTTACTCTTTCGTTTATTGATAGGAGGTAACTAACAATGTCCGTGATTTTCCCAGGTAACTACGTTGCCGATCTGAATGCATACCGCGATCAAGGTGTGTTTGCTACCCCTGGTATTGAGTTTTACCAGATGCGTGGCATCGCCATGGTGACCGAAGCCCAAGCGGGTGGCGGAACTCTGGCTCTGGAGATTCCTTCTCCTGACCTGCGTCAAGACGACAAGCCCCGGCTGGACAAGCCCTTTATTGTCCCCGGCGGATCTACCGTCTACCGCACTGCCATCACTCCCGTGAATCTGTCTGCCACTGGCACCGACACGGTTTCGGTTGATGGTCTGACCACTGCTAGTGGTAACGAAGCTATCGTTACTGCTGTTGCTGGTGTGCTTCCTGCAGAGGGTGCAACCACAACGTTCGATGGATTCGAGACTGTCTCCGTCGAAGCTTCTGATGCAACGATCACCGCTGCTTACTCCGGTGCTCTGAACATCATCGATCCCGACGACAACGCTTACGTCATCGTTGAGGTCTGCTTCTACCGTGACGGTGGCGCTCCGACTTCGGACGACGTCAACGTTCCCTTCAAGGTCGAGGCTGGTCAAGGATATTGATCCTTACCACATAGAAAGAGCGCTCCTAATGGGGCGCTTTTTTTGTGCCTATAATGTTAGTGACGATAACAATAAATTATGTCCAACTTATTTCAAGACACAAAAACAGGGAAGCTAGTTGAGTTCATCAATAAGCACGACAAAGAATACGCCATGGTGCGTGATGCAGGAGGCAATATTACATACGTCGGACTTGAGCAACTGGTGCCTTATGACCGTGAAAAAGGTCGTCTTGCAAAAGTTGCAGCCCCTCAAATTGCACCTGAACCAGAAGAGCAGCTTCCAAAAACAGTTGTACCTGTCGAAGATACTCGCCTGAACCTCAACACTGCGCCTGCAGAACAGATTGCTAAACGCCTGCCTGGTGTAGGTTATGCAACTGCCAAGCGTATTGTTGAACTGCGTATGTCTCTATCAGGTGAGCGCTTTGCAAACCTTAAGCAACTAGAGAACATCCCTCGTGTAAACTGGGAGCAACTAATCGAAGATGACCTAATCTTTATTAGTTAAACTAGTACTAGTGTTATCAATAGAGATAGATGCTTAGCGTAGAAGAGGCACTACTGTTCCAAGCAGTTAAAGATGAACAGGCTCGAGAAGAAGCTATGCAGCAAGCAACCACTGCTGGTGCTGTAGGTGGTGCAGCTTTGGGAGCAGGCATCGGTGCAGTGCCTCACACCGTAGGTAAAGCAATTAATCGTATGCGCCCGAAGCATACGCCTAACAGATTTAAGCCAGGTATGCGTCTAGCAGGTGGTTTGACTGGAATGATTTTAGGAGGTGGACTTGGTGCTGGTGCTGCTGCAATGATGAAACAAGAATCAGAAGCAGGACAACTCCTCGGTAAAATCCAAGCACAGCGTGGAGAGTTAGATGAAGTCGATCAGCGCGTATTAGGCGAGCTGCTCGGCGAAATCTATAATCAACCTTCGCAATTTATGTGATGGAACTAAACGACTATCTAAAATCTAAAGTCAGGTATCACCTCGGTTTTAACGCTGGTGCTCAAATCCCTGCTGGTGATAGAGCAAGGCTCGAAGAAGCTATGTCTCTTGTGCCCGATGAGCTGTGGTACAACGAGATTACTTATCACGTACAGCGTTGTGATAACGCATGGAAAGTAAGTGCTTACTTCCCTGATGACATCAATGACCCTAACGGTAGTGGTGTAGTCAACTTCTCAAGGCAAGAAGTCATTTCAGGTGACGTCCAACGTACAATTAATACATCAGATCCGCTGAAAGGTGATGAATATTTCAGAGAGATTTACCTACGAGAGTGCGATCGTCTGGCTGAAACTCTGTATGTTCCTAACTATCGGCGTCCTGAAGTACGTCGGTACGCTTTTGAAAGAGCAGGTGCGGAGTTTATCATGGCTATTCCAGGACCTGCGGACACTGCGGTGGGTTCGAGAATTGTACTCNATCAATATTGGCGATAAAGTAGAATAGATTTAGGTAATCGATAATCTCTACCACTGCATCCCGTTACGTTACACACGGTGCCCCCAAGATTACTATGAATAGTCGGGACTCTGACTATGAAGGTCAATTGAGGGCAGCCAAAGCACAAGCTGATGGAAATCAGTTTGTTATGGGCGTTCAAGACGTGCTCGAAGAAGGTCCTGGCAATGCAATTAAAGGAAGCCGTACAGCTTATGGTGCTCCGACTGTGATGCCAAATGAGCTAATGCAAGGCAACTCTAGTAACTTTGCACAGAAATCTGATACTGCTAATGCTCCTCTGGATAACCCAGAGAATACTACTGGTAACGTAGCGTTGAGTACTTCGTCCACCGAGTTTGCAGATACAGACCAAGAAGCCTTCCAAACAGACGCACTAGAGCGTAGACTAAATATGATTAGTCGTGCTGCTGGTAATGCAAGTAATGGCTTAAATGATCGTTCACAGACTGGGAGCCTGTAATCATGAATGATAAGGAAAAGAATGCAAAGATGCTTGACCCCAAGCGTTTTGAAATTGCAAAGAATATGTCTGTCGTACCTGGCGGACCAATGAACAATAACCCGATGAACGTCACTGGCATCGGTGCACAGCCTGGTTCTATTTCAGGAGTAAACCAGTATCCGTATGCTGATTCAGGTGGAAACTTTGTTCAGATGGGTGCAGATATTCTGAACCCATCGAATGTCAAGAACACTGGTCTCGGTAACAAACCCGTGGGTCAGGGCATGAACGCTCAACCCTATGGTTTGCAGAACCAGCCTCCTGCTGCTGCCGAAGAGCAGATGGAAGGCATCCGTCAAGCACAAGAAGGTGCAAAGCGTGGACTGATGACTAACAACTTCATGGGCATCACCGGCAATCAAGCGATTAAGCCAGGACAGATGCCTGGTGATATGCAGGGCACTAGTGGTCCTGGACTGATGGCACCTATGTCGTCAATGAACCCCATGACGCCTGGTGCTGATAAAAAAGTAATTAAAAAGAAAGGTAAGAAGTAATGGCAACAACCGCAACGAATAAGCAACCACTTCTGGTTGACCGTGTATTCCACAACGTCGTCAAAGGCAATACCTTGACGTCAGGCTCTTCTGATTCACTCAACATTATTGGTACAAACGAATCGTCTGTACTAGTTGATTGCACAAGTAATGATGGTGGCGTTGTTGAAGACTTGTATGTAGTTTCACGTACCAGTACTTCAGCAACTTACACCGCTGTTTTCTATTTCTCTAGTTCAGTTGACTACCTGCGTCCGTCAGAAGCACTGTATGTAGGACAGCTCGTTAGCAGTGCTACAGAAGGTACGCTGACTGCATCAGAAGAGCTGCCTAAAATCCTGGCCCCTTTGCCTCATCAAGGCTCTGAAGCACAGCTCCGTGCTCTGTACGTACCCAAAGGTAAAGCGCTTTGGTGTTCGTTGAAATTAGATGGTCCAACGAACTCTGACGACACACCAATCATCGGAGCACAAGGCGGGTTCTATTGATGCCTAGGAAGCAGAATGGCTTTGGTAATGCTTCGTCATTTGCTTTCAACAAAGTCAACAACAAAGTAGATCGAGGCAAAGGCGTGGGTGCGGCAGGTTCGTATCCACGNAATCGTGCGTTTGGCTCTACGGTNACACGAACAGTCGTCGAGAAGTATGACCTCGACAGTACTTGGGTGCGGTGGCGTAAAGGACTAGAGTTCTACTATCAAGCAGCGTGGAACCGCATCAAAAGATTGAACCCTGACTACAACCCATACGATGAAACAAGTGAAGAGTACGTAGACTTTGAAGTCAACTCAATCTTGTATCAGGGCACAGAAGGTGAAATCCCAGTAACATTCGATGGCTACCGATTCGCAACAAAGGACTCGGATACAAATAATCACTACGTAATTAAGCGTACACCCGTCGATCCCAAGTCGTTAGGTAACATTACAGACGTTTTTAACGATAAACTACGCTACCCCGAATACTTTGAAAACAATGAAATATGGGTTGAAGGTTTACCAACTGCTCAATCCTTTATGTTACGTAACATGATTGGTGAGCGTATTACTGATGGTGAGACCGAAGCCTCTCTGTCTTACATTCTTACAGACAAGAAACACCCTGCTCTATTCATCGGCAAGTCTGGTCCCAACGACCTGACCAAGATTGTAGTATCTGTACCTAAAGATGAATTGATGAACTCAAAGTTCATTAAGGATAACGGCAACGATTTGAACGCACTCGTCGGTGAACTAGGTTACATCAAAGAAATATATACACAACAGGAAATTCAAAAAGGCACTAGATTTCTAGACGAGACAGACTTTCAAGATTTTCAAAGTCCTGTACTTGAAGGCGACTTTTTTACTGTCGATGCTCTGTTTAAAACAGAAAACGTCAGTTTTGAAATCCTAGACCAGAACACACTACTGCCTCCTACACTGCTTGACATTTCAACGCTTGATACGTTATTTGAAACGACATCAGCAGACTACGCTATTAAAGGTAGATACTATTACGACAAAAGTAGATACCAACGCTTCTATGGAAGGCAGTATTTAACTGCATCTCTGGTTGCCGAAGAAGTCGATACAGCATCATTCGTTATCTTCCCGTTTACTATTTTGTCTACCAAGGTAGTTGGGGACAGAGTAGAGATTACATCTGAACCATTCTTTGCAGAATGCAGACTGTATGCACCCATTGGTACAAAGGCAACGCTAGTGTTTACAGACAATAGTTTTACAAAGACTTCAATTGATACCGATGCAGATGGTAACTACTATCATGCTGATGAGCGAGATGAAAATGGAGAACCTTTACCGCTGTGGCAGAGAATTAATACTGACGTAAACCCTTGGGAGCAGCCTGTGTTTGCTACAGGAGGTGACCTGGTACCTGCTCTGATGTATACCTGCAGTTGTCCAGACCATTCGCACGCACAGCTGCGTATGCCTCAATCAACAGACAGCGACAATACACGTAAAACAAACCGTCAGAAACGCTACCCACTGCCCACTGCTATGGGTGTAGACAGGTTCACAGAAGGTGCACTATCTCAAGTCGGTGGTCTTGCACAGTCATGGGTAACACGGGACTACCGTATGTCCTACAAGCAATGCAAGCACTCCATCGCTGCTCGTTTTATTGAGCGCATTAAAACGCAGGAGCCGAACACCTACCCATCGTTCTCATCTCGGACAAGGTTCGAAGAAAAACTACAAAAAGAAATTAGCGATATCCCTGATGAGTTNAGATTATCCTACGAACGTAGCGGCATTACAACCCTAGAAATTATCTTTGCTATGGCAGAAGCATTGAACATGGATGATACTGAACTAGCCTACGTTATGCTAAACAGTAGTTATTGAGATAGATACAATAGAAAGTAGTATCAACGGATTGGCGTGCCTACATATAACAACGATAGTAGCTATGCAGGAATTGTCAGTGCATTCAACCAAGTCCGTAGAGACTCTGGTTTAACGCCAAAGTTTTACCCCGCTAGTTACGAGGGCATTCGTGACGCAATCTTGGATATGTCCAAGGATTGGGCAGGCGCTAACCCTAGTCCATATCCTCCTGGTTGGCAGCCTATCTTCGATGAAGATGGTAATGAAATAGGTGGTAACTGGGCTCCTGGATTCAAACCTGCAGAAGGTGACCTGTGGTTTGATTCCCGTCAAGGTCGTTTGATGGTATACATCGACGATGCTTACTATCAGACAAATGGTGCAGACACGCTTACACGTGTTCAAGATACACCTCCAGATCAAGAAGTAGAAGGTGCACTCTGGTATAACCCCGTTGCTGATGACTTATATCTTTATGACGGCACCAACTGGGTGCTTGTCAGCTCGTCCACAGTCAATACAGCGACGCTTGCATTAGCTAACGCCACAAGGTCATCATTCAGCACAGCTGCAGCAGCAGTGCTTCCTCCTATGGATAGCATGCAATATCAGGCTGACTATAACCAGTGGTTGTATTCAGCAGTTGAAAACCTTGCTGATGAAGTTGAAGCAGGCAGTGGTGCACAAGTTGTTGTAGGTGAAACTGCTCCGACTGTTGATGTAAGCGAAGGTGACCTGTGGTTTAATACGACCAAGGTTGAACTATATGTTTACTACGACAGCTACTGGGTGCCAACTGCACTTCCACTGTCAGCAGACTCAACAATCATGTCACTACAGAGTGATATATCAAGTTTGAGTGCTTTGATTTCTGGTAACGTTTCACACTTACAGAATCAAGTAGATCACCTTATTAACCAAGAGCACCATACTTATGAATTAAAGGCAGATG